GTCCCATGTCCCACAATGGTGCCCAATGTCCGACTTTGTGCGCACATCTGTGCACATCTGCGCATATATGTGTACATGTGCCTACATATATGTACACAACACACACACCCACCCACACCACCACGAGCCTGGGCGTGTCCACCATGTCATCACATGTCCTACCATGTCCCACGATGTCCGATGTCCGTTTTGCCCTGCCATGTCGTGACATACTACCCCGGGGTTGTTAAACGGAGATGATCATGGGGGAGTGAGTCCCCTGAAATTTCCACCATACATACTGTGACCTACACCACACCAGGGCTCTACAACCCTTGTGGCACAAGGCGTGACCGACGTCACAGACAGGGACGTGTCCTGAAAGACGCGAGTGACAGGTATATATATACTGGGGGTACTGAGACGGACACTGGGACACAGACGAACCCCCTGCTGACGATGCTCCAGGGTCGGCCCCCTCAAGGGGCCGAACCTCCTGAGTGACCTAGGTATAACTAGTTAGGGCCCCTCCCTCTCTGAGGTCGGGATCATTCCTCCGTCCAGGGACTGCGCCTTAGCGCAGGACCCTCCATTAAGCCGCACGGCGTTTGAGTTGCATGAGATGAGAAGGGTAGAGCCAGGGTATGGCGAAGGTGTACGTGACTGACGATGGACGTCAGCTCAAGTCTGACCCCAGGAAGGCTCCCCGTGCCAGGACCGGACTGAAGCAGGCACAGAAGAACAAGCTGTCTGACACCCAGGTCCGCAAGCAGACCTTCATCAAGTACGTCAAGAACGGCAAGTCCATCAAGGAGGCATGTCAGGACATGGGCCTCACGGAGGCCCAGTACAAGTACCTCCGCCAGAGTGACGTGAACTTCCGGGACGAGATGGACCGTCTCAGGAACCTCACCGCCGCATCGAGCGATGCCGAGGAGAACCGGGCTAACATCGCTCCCTTTGAGGACTGGTGTGAGGAGTACCTCGACACCAAGCTCTTCAACCACCATCTTCAGTGGGTAGACCTGCTGGAGGGGCGAGAGCCAAGGAACCTGCACGAGAACCAGACCTACATCCCAGGTGAGCCTGAGTTCCTTCTCATCAACACCCCTCCCGAGCACGCCAAGTCCACGACCATCACGATGAACTACGTGACGTACCGGATCTGCCAGGACCCGAACATCCGAGTCATCATCGTCTCCCAGACGCAGGAGATGGCCAAGAGGTTCCTTCGAGGAATCAAGGACCGTCTCGCGTCGGAGAACAGGAACTACCAGAAGCTCCAGATCGACTTCGGCCCAGAGGGCGGGTTCGATGACGGTGCTGCCGCCTGGACGGCGGACAGCATCTACGTGTCCAGCTCTACTCGCGACTCGGGTGAGAAGGACCCCACCGTGCAGGCCCTCGGTATCGGAGGCCACATCTACGGTTCCCGTGCCGACCTCATCATCCTGGACGACTGTGTCACTGGCAAGAACGCTCACGAGTATGAGAAGCAGATGGACTGGCTTCAGCGAGAGGTGTACAACCGCCTGTCGTACCCCGGAGGCCGAATCCTACTGGTGGGCACTCGACTCGCTCCGGTTGACCTCTACGGAGAGATCATCAAGGACGACTACTACGGAGAGGAGCAGAGCCCGTGGACGTACCTGACCCAGCCTGCTGTCCTGGAGTTTGCGGAGGACGTGAAGGACTGGAAGACGCTGTGGCCCAAGACGAACCGACCACCGGTCTCTGTTGCGGGACGTCAGCTTGTCGAGCAGTACGAGGACGGACTGTGGCCGATGTGGACCGGCGAGGCGCTCAGGAAGCGCCGCGCCTCGATGAGCCCGAGGAACTGGGCTCTGGTCTATATGCAGGAGTCGGTGATCGAGGACGCGATCTTCCCAGTGAAGGCTGTGACCGGATCTGTCGACGGGATGCGAGCTGCGGGCCTGATGCAGCGTGGTGCCCCTGGTCACAGGAGCAACGGAATGGACGGCCTCTATGTGGTGGGTGGCTTCGACCCAGCCATGACTGGTCACAGTGCTGCCGTGGTCATGGGAGTGGATCGCTTCTCCGGTGAGCGCTGGGTTCTGGACCTGTGGTCGAAGGGCAACCTGAAGCCCGACGACATCTTCGACAAGATCAAGGAACTCACGATCAAGTACGGCATCAATGAGTGGCGCATCGAGAAGAACGCGATGAACCTCATGGTGACGCAGAACCGAGAGATCAGGAACTTCCTCGGCTCTCGTGGCTGCCTGCTTCGTGAGCACTTCACTGGCAACAACAAGTGGGATGCTGACTTCGGCGTCGCCTCCATGTCCGTCCTGTTCGACGGCTGGGAGTCTGGCAAGCAGCTCATCCACCTGCCCTCCCGCTCCAGCGGGGAGGGCGTCAAGATGCTGATCGAGCAGCTCACCACGTGGGAGCCGCTACCGCCTGGCGTCAAGACCAAGAAGAAGACTGACCTCGTCATGGCTCTCTGGTTCGCAGAGATCCGAGCGCGAGAGCTGATCGGAGAAGGAGACAACGTCTTCCACGTCAGCAACGAGTACCAGTCCTCCCGAGACAAGGAGAGGACCATCACAATCGACCTGGACTACATGGCCCAGGCAAATCAGCAGGAAGTCGGAGGTTGGTGGCAGTGAAGTGGGTAAGCCGTGGAGACCTGGGGTGGCCAGCGAGTGCCGCACCGGAGCAGCTCACCGCGAAGGGAGTGAAGATCCACTATGAGGGTACGCACGTATCGTGCGCGACCCACGCTGACTGCGTGGCTCTCGTCAAGCAGATCCGCAAGTCGCACCTGGCGAATACCGCCGAGAACTACTCGGACATCGCCTACAATCTGCTGGTATGCAGGCACGGTTACGTCTTCGAGGGCAGGGGCAAGCGTAAGCGTACGGGCGCTAACGGAAACCAGGATCTCAACAAGGCGCACTACGCAGTCATGGCCCTACTCGGCAACACTGGGGACACCAAGCCTACGGCAGCGATGGTCGAGGGTCTGAAGGACGCCATCGCCTACATGCGCTCCAACGGGGCTGGCAAGGAGATCAAGGGTCACCGCGACGGCTACGCCACCGCGTGCCCTGGAGAGCCGCTGTACAAGCTCGTGACCAGCAAGGGTCTGGAGCCTGACGCCGTCACTCCGAAGCCGAAGCCGGTCTACGCTCCATTTCCCGGAGTCGGGTTCTTCCGTCTCGGCAAGGAGCACAAGCTCGTGACCGAGATGGGTAAGGCCCTGAAGCGAGCTGGCTACAAGGCCGACTACACTCCGACCCCGACCTTCACGAGGGCGGATATCAAGGCGTACGCCTGGTGGCAGAGGAAGCTGGGTTACACCGGAGCTGCGGCTGACGGATACCCCGGCAAGACTTCGTGGGACAAGCTACACGTGGCGGTCCCCAAGTAAGGAGTGACACATGGCGCTGACCATCGACAAGGTAGCGCAGAAGGTAGAGACCCTTCGTAGGGCCGCTGCGGACCGAGACCAGCGTCATCGCGACGTCCATGACGTCCGCTCCGGCGACATCGACACGGTGATGCCAGGGGCCATGCCTGACGCATGGCCCAAGCCGATCATCGCAAACATGATTGACACCAGTGCACGCGACATGGCCGAGGTCATGGGAGCGATGCCGTCGATCAACTGCGCATCTGGCGTCATCACCACCGACAAGGCGAAGAAGTTCTCTGGCAAGAGGACCAAGATCGCCAACGCCTACATCCAGAACAGCAAGCTCCAGGCTGGCAAGCAGGTCACCTTCTGCGACTACTACAACACGTACGGACTGTCCGTGTATGTAGTGGAGCCAGACTTCGAGAACAAGGTTCCGATGATCCGGGTAGAGAACCCCATGGGTGTCTACCCGGAGATGGACCTGTACGGCCGTATCCGCAGCTACACCAAGGTGTGGCGTGAGGAGGCTATCCACCTAGCGGCGAAGTTCCCACACCTTCTTCGAGTACTTCAGTCGAACGAGGTGGGTGGCCAGGCTCAGGCGGGTTGGGCAGAGCGTGAGATCGAGGTCGTGAAGTACTGCGACGGCGATCAGATCACGATGTACCTACCGAACCACGGTAACCAGATTGTGGACATGATGCCGAACCCTCTCGGCAAGGTCTACATCTCCATCGCGAAGCGACCTGGCTTCGACATGGAGATGCGTGGTGCGTTCGACGACGCGATCTGGGTTCAGCTAGCCAAGGCGCGCATGGCGCTCCTTGGTCTTGAGGCTACTGAGAAGAGTGTTCGCGCTCCGCTCGTGGTTCCTCGTGACGTGCAGAAGATGACGTTCGGAGACGACGCCATCATCCGCACCGATAACCCAGCGGGTGTGACCCGCGTGGGTATCGATGTGCCTCAGTACGCATTCCAGGAGGGAAGCCTGCTGGACATGGAGGCACGTCAGGCCATGAGGAGTCCGGAGGTCCGCTCCGGAAACATCGACGCGTCCATCATCACCGGTCGCGGCGTCCAGGCCCTCATGGGTGGCTTCAACACTGTCATCACCACCGGCCAGGCTGTGATCTCTCAGGCCCTGGCCAAGGCGATTGAGCTATGCTTCGAGATGGACGAGAAGCTGTGGCCCAACGAGAAGAAGGTGGTCAGTGGTGTCGTACAGGGAACTCCTTTCGAGGAGAGCTATGTTCCACGGAAGGATATCGCTGGCTCGTACACGGTCGACGTCACCTACGGGTTTGCAGCGGGCCAGGACCCTGCACGTGCGATTGTGGCGCTACTCCAGCTTCGTGGCGATCAGCTCGTTTCACGAGACTTCGTCCAGCGTCAGCTCCCGATGGATCTCGATGTCGTTCAGCTCCAGACGCAGATCGACAACGAACAGTTCACTGACGCTCTCAAGCAGGGGATCATGGCGTACATGCAGAGTATCCTTCCGATGGCGCAGCAGGGTATGGCAGATCCCGTAGACGCCCTCACCAAGATGGGTAAGCTCATCGAGGAGAGGGAGAAGGGCACCGCAGTGCACGATGCGGTACTGAAGGTGTTCAAGCCCAAGGAGCAGCCTGCACAGGCTCAGGACCCGCTGGCCGCCCTCATGGGCGGTGGAGGCCCAGCGGCACCAGGTGGACCCGGAGGCGGGCCCCCACAGGGAAGCACCGCCCCAGGCGGTGCTGGTCAGCCACAGGGGTTCGACATGATGTCACTCCTGGCCGGTCTAACCGGTAAGGGCGAGGCAACCATGTCAGCACGAACTCAGAGGCAGACAGGAATCTGATGGCACTCTGCTGGTACTGCAAGATGTCCGAGTACCACAACTACAAGGACAATCACGGCATCCGCTGTCCGCGTTGCGGTCAGAAGGAGAAGGACGACCCGGCCAAGCAGCCGGTCGTCAAGACCGTTCCGAAGCGAACTACAAGGAGCAAGGCATGAGCGAGGGACTGTTCCCGAACCACCCACGTTCTGGTGACTGGGAGACTCTGAAGGGGCGTATGCTTTCGCCTCACGTTCAGATGCCCATGACTTCCACCGCGCACGGTGACTCCCGTCACCAGGCGGAGGCGAAGGTCATCGGCTGGGAGTCGCACATCATCGTCAACACGGGAATGACCCGTGGTGGCGGAACTATGGCCAAGTAAGGAGAACCGTGGACGAGTACGAGGTCGAGGTCGAGGAGTACGAAGTAGTACCACTGAAGCACTCAAGGTGGTCTCTGCTCGTCCTCGGTGCATCCTGGATGGCCGGGGTAGCTGCGCAGACGGCGAAGACGCTGGAGCTGGTGTCCATTGCCGCTGCGCAGCACAACCTGCACAAGCGTGAAGAGAGTCAGTTCTACGAGATCGTAAGGGACGAGGATGGCTGAGGTATCTGGACCCGGCAAGTTCAGCGAGCGCACCGACAAGGCGGTGAGCAATGCGAACCAGACACTGCCCAACGCTGGCTACGGCGAGCAGGCGGACTACCAGGAGCAGAAGTCTGGTGCACAGCAGGCGAAGAGCCCTGGTGGCAACGTAGACTTTGCCTCGCTCTTCGGCGACCCTTCTTCCAGGGTGGTGGGGCTCAACGCCCCATCCGCCCAGCCAGGCGTGCCAGTCACTGACGGTGCAGCCATGGGAGCTGGTCGAGGAGAAGAGGCTCTTGGCCTGAGCAATCAGCGCGAGGAGGACCTTCAGTCTCTCGCCGCCTACCTTCCCGTGCTTGAGTTCATGGCGAACCAGCCGGGCGCAAGCTGGGCAATGCGGAACACCGTCCGCAAGGTGAAGGCGAGCCAGTAATGGCAGAGCTTGACTACAAGTATGGTGGCCAGTGGTTCGATGACATGGGGGCACTGGCCCTCGCCTTCGGTGACGCCCCAGTGATGGGCATTTCCCTGGCACGCTCTGGCGTGTCCAGGGACCAGGCCAACGACATGGCCAAGAACCTACTCAACAGTGGCATTACTCCGTACGACGACGAGGGTCTGGCGGAGCTGCCAGATCCTGGTATTGGAGAAATCAGTGGCGGGTACTGACCACAGCAACAAGGACATGCAGGTCATCTCTGACGGCATCCTTACGGGTGTCGGCTCGATGGAGCAGCTACCGTCGAATGTCCAGGCGAAGCTGGCAGAGTACTGGCAGTCTCAGGGCATCGACATGTCCAACCCCAACTCTGACCTCACCCAGGCTCAGCTCGGAGAGCTGGCACAGCAGAGGGCTGCCGCCGAGGGCGGCGGCACTCCCTGGCTCCTGAAGCCGATCGAGTGGGTCGGATCCAAGCTCTACAAGTTCTACTCCGCCACCGTCTCCCCGATCCTGTCCGCAGGCACCATGTCGCTTCACAGCGTCATCTACGGACGCCCGGACTACATCGGTGAGGACGGCGAGTGGGACGCCTTCAAGGACTACTGGAACCTGGCACACAAGGTGTCGCCAGGTCAGGCGGTCTGGATGCTCGGCATGAACGACGACGAGCTGAAGGCTCGCGGTATCCGCCCTGACCAGATCGCTCGCGACAAGGATCTGGTGCTGAAGGGTGACTACCGTGACAAGCCGACCACGAACGATCCGTTCGGTGCAAGGATCGCATCGGAAGAGTACTTCTCCTCCGGTGCAGCCAAGTACGTCTCGGGTGCAACCGACCTCGCAGTCTCCTGGTACCTCGACCCACTGGTGCTCGGAGGTAAGGCGGCAGGGGCGGCGAAGGTAGCCACCTTCACCAAGCCGACTGCACCGCTGGTGCAGAAGGCGGCGAAGATCGCGGAGAAGAAGGGGCTCGGCCCGGAGGGTACGTTCGACGTCCTCTCTCAGCAGAGCAGCTTCCAGTCCATGGTCAACCAGGTCATGAAGATCAAGACTGCCAACCCCGAGAATGCTGCACTTCGCCTCCGTCGCGACATGCCAACCCTGGCCAAGTCTGCGAACGGTGATGTGCTGGCTCGACTCCTGACCAACGCCAAGGACGCCGACGAGGTTACCGACGTACTGCGCATCTCCATCGGAGATGTCGCAGCGAAGGATGCCCTTGAGGTTCGCAACGCCACTCTGAAGATGCAGATCGACGGAGCGACGCAGAAGCAGTCCCTCCTGGGCAGCTACTACGACAACCTGGACGACACTGCCAAGCTGACCTCTCACGGTCAGCGAGTGAAGCAGCTTCTCGACAACGAGACCAAGATCATCGCCAAGGCCGATGCGCAGTCGCGCATCGTCTCTGACAAGATCGACAGCTTCGCCTCTCTGGACAACCTGAACTACAACAGGGTGACCACGCCTCTCGGCATGAAGGTGAAGGGGTCCAAGGCTGTACAGGATGCGAACTGGCAGAAGCTGACTGGGCAGGGCTTCATTCGCGGCGGAGCCAACCTGATCTACAACGGAGCCGTCGCGGCTCCGATCAAGCTGGTCCGTACGTACAACGGCATCAAGCCGTCGTACTACATCGACGTCCACGCCGAGAACAGCTACAAGGAGCTTGACGCTGCACTAGCGGAGAACAGGAACATCCCGAGGGATGTTCGTGAGCGATGGGTCTCTGACTACATCACCGCCTCTCCGAACGACCGCAACCTCAAGCTGGTCCAGATCGAGAACGACATCGCCTCTGACGTCATCAAGCGCTACAACGCCAAGAACCCGAGCAAGCCTCTGGACATGGCGATGGGGCGTGAGCTGTACAGCGAGGTGGCCCGCCTGCGTCGTAACGCACAGGCTGAGTCGTCCTCTCGCAGGACGTACGGCTCTGCCACTACGACTGACCCTACGACCGGCCTGCCGGTCCGTACGGCGGCCGTAGACAGCGACGGTGCACGTCTGGTGCCTACTCCGCTGTTCGAGTCTCAGATGGCCAACCACCACGTTCTGATGGACTTCGACCTGTTCGAGAAGGCCATCATGGCGAATGGCTCCAACTGGGGCAAGATGAGGGCCAAGTTCGGTACCGGCTGGGCTCGCACCCAGAAGGTCACTGACGAGCTGACCACCTACTGGAAGTTTGCTCAGCTATTCCGCATCGGCTACGCGCCGAGGGCGCTGGCCGACGACTTCCTCGGTCAGGTGGCTCGCTTCGGTGGAGCAGCAATGCTCTTCCGTACTGCCAGCGGAACCGCTGACGGCGTGAAGGACATGTTCAACGCGACCGTACGCAGGAGTAGGACCGCTCAGCTCAAGACCGACCTGGCTGTCAAGCAGACTCAGCTCGACCAGATGAGCGCCATGCAGGCCAACCTGAAGTCTCAGATCCTGCGCGGCAAGGCCAAGGGCCAGGACGTCACTCAGCTTGAGGACGACATGACCACCCTGCTGGACGACATGGCAAGCGTCCGCAACGAGCACGCCAACATCAGCGCCATCGCTGCATCCGGAGCTGGCAAGAAGGACGTGAGGATCGGCCGAGAGGTCTTCTCTCCGTTCTTCGGAGGTCAGCAGGGAGAGCTGTTCGCAGACCTCTCTTCCGGTGGTCGCAACATGTTCAACCTGATGGGAACCCAGACCGACTGGTACCTGAAGGAGGTTCGTCGTCGCGACTGGGAGCACATCGACCCCGTGACTCACGGAGCCGAGAAGCACCTACAGGCGTGGAACCGTGTGATCTCTCGCCAGATCGCTCAGTCCGAGATCGGCAAGCTGGCCATGGCTGGCAAGGACGAGACTTGGCTGGCGAACTGGATGCGTTCGACCCCAGAGGGTCGACGCTACGCTCACGATGTGAAGCCATCTGCTCGGTCTGTCGACGAGCAGGCACGCCTGGTCAAGGCCGAGGTGGACCACGTCATGAACCCTGCACTGCCAGGCATGGACAAGATCCGTGAGGCGGCAGTCAGGGGAGAGGACATCACTCAGCTCCTCAAGGAGACGCCACTGGCCAACAGGCCGATGGTCAACGGCGAGACTTGGCGCTATGCGGAGGGCACCAGCCCTGTCGCAAGCCTGATGAACACCAGCATCAACGCGTTCTACAAGTTCGCAAACCAGCTACCCGCTCAGAAGCTCCTTCGTCACCCACTGTTCGGCCAGAGCTACAAGGCTCACCTGGCCGACCAGCTCCAGATCCTGCGAGCACAGGGCGTCACCCACCTGGATGACACCATGCGCAGGACCATGGAGCAGAACGCCCGCAAGGGCGCTCTGGACGACGTGAAGAAGTACACCTTCACGCTGGACTCTGAGACCAAGATGAGCTACATGCTCCGCAACTTCGGTGCGTTCTTCGGAGCGCAGCAGGAGTCGTGGAACCGCTGGGCACGAATCATCTCGGACAAGCCGCAGGTTCTGCCTCACGTGGCTCAGGTCTACGGAGCACCGGCTCGCGCCGGTCTCGTGGTGGACCAGGATGGCAACCCGGTTGACGGTGCCGGATACAGCACCGACCCCCTGACGGGTGAGCGCAAGCTCACTTCGTACACGGACAGGAAGATGCTGATCCAGGTACCCGAGTACCTCGGGGGGAAGAAGCTCAACAAGGCCCTCGGCCTTGACGAGGACGCTTCCTTCGTCATCCCGATGTCCAGCCTTGAGCTGGTACTGAACAACGGCGATGGTGCGCTGCCTGTCGGTGCTGGACCGTACGTGCAGATCGCGGCGAACCACTTTGCCAAGGATGACCCTGGCTTCGCTGACTGGGCGAAGAAGATGGGAGTGCTGCCCTTCGGGCCGCAGGACTCTTGGACCAACTTCGTCAACCCAACCACGGGGCAGCGCCTGTCTCAGGCGAACGACGACATGGGTCAGACCAAGCAGCGTGCGCTGTTCTACATGATGCAGGTCGAGAACTACAAGTACGAGGAGGGCCTCCGTGACACGGAGCCTACCTGGGACGAGCTGAAGGACAGGGCGGATCGCTGGACGATCTTCAGGACTGCGGCAGCCTTCGGGCTTCCGTTCTCCGTGAACGGCCAGGACCCATACCAGTTCTTCCGTGATGAGTTCCAGAGGCTCCAGAAGCTGGACCCCAACTCTGCGGACGAGAAGTTCTACGACAAGTACGGCGACAGCCTGTACCTGTTCTCTCAGTCCATGAGCAAGAACAACAGCGGTCTCCGCCCTACGGCGGAGAGCGTGAAGATGTCCAAGCACTACCAGGATCTGATCGGAAAGCTCGGCCCCGAGTGGGCCGGTGCAGTGGTCGGATCTGAGGGTGATGGAGTATACTCGGACGGGGCATTCTATTACCAGAAGTCCCACTCCACTGACCCGGCGTCGAACACTCCTGACCGAGTGAACATGTCGGCTCGTGAGGCGTTCGACCAGGCGAAGATCGACCGTGGATGGAAGCAGTACAACTCCGTCATGGACATGGTTAACGCCGACCTGTTCGATCGTGGACTGGCGTCGTACAACGACTCCGGGGCCGAGGATCTTGACGCCATGCGTCGAGCTGCCATCACTGTGCTCACCTCTCCAACCCTGAACGGCGAGGAGAACAAGTGGTACAACGAGGCTTGGACTCGTGAGTTCAACAAGATGGACAAGGCCAAGTACGACATCAACGCCCAGAAGTGGTCGGCTATCGTCAGCGACCCTGAGATCTGGGCAAAGGCCGCACTGCCTGACGGCACTGTCGGCCAGCGATCTGATGTCTACTCGATGAAGACCTACCTGGTCTACCGAGCACAGATGCAGGCTGAGCTTGCACGACGTGACTCGGAGGGTGGATCTGCTGACATCACTGCCCAGTCCAACAACGACCTGAAGACCTCTTGGGACGACATGGTCATGAGCCTCATGGAGCAGGACACCAAGTTCTCTTGGGTCCACAGCCGCTACTTCGCGACTGACATGGGATTCAACCTGGATCAGCAGGCCGACGAGGAGGAGCAGAACACTCTCCTCAACGGAACCGCGTCGATCATCGGGCAGCAGGCAGCCCCGCAGCAGGCGGGGATCGGAATGATGGACAGCCTTGAGGCAGGAGGACTGAGTGGCTGATGGCGACGGAGTCGGAGGGGGAACTGGTCTAGGTTCCCCTTCCGAGAAGGCTAAGGAGCAGAGCTTCGCCGATGCCGTGAAGTCCGCCGCAGCAAGCGGCGGAGGCGGTAAGAAGTCTGCTTCCTCCCAGGACCCACTCGTGTTCCTGGGCTACTCGAACAAGACACTGCCTGAGCATTTCAACGTCGGGTCCACTGACCCCAAGTACTACGAGCGCCTCCTCGGAGCGAAGACGGCCACGCTTTCACAGGTGGCCGGGCAGTACTACAACTGGGACCAGAAGACGCGGGACAAGTTCCTCAGCCAGCTCAACCTGGCTGGCTACGACACGAACCGCATGAAGGACTCGGACATTGCCAGCATGTGGGCTGGCTATGCTCAGCAGGCAGCGGCGTACTACGCCGCTGGCAAGTCTCTTACACCATGGGACATCCTGTCCAAGGATATGCAGCAGCGTGAGGCGTACATGAACACGCCTCGCTCGGTCACTCAGACCAGCACCAGCTACGACATGTCCACGAGGGAAGACGCTCACGCGATCTTCCTTCAGGCAGCCCAGTCCCTGCTCGGGCGCGACCCGACGAAGAGTGAGATCGGTGCCTTCCAGAAGGCGCTGAACGCTTACGAGAAGGCTCACCCAACGGTGACTACCCAGACCACGAACTACATGGGTGACACGGTGACTGGCCAGACCAGCACCACCAAGGGCGGAGTCAAGGAAGGCGCACGACAGCTCATGGCTGTCGAGGACGTCAAGCAGGACCCGGAGTACGGTGCCTACCAGGCAGCCACTACGTACTTCGATGCGATGATGCAGATGATCGGCGGAGGATAAGGCATGGCAGTCAACGGCGCAGACATTGCCGACTGGGCAAAGCAGTGGACGGGCACACCGTACGTGTGGGGAGGGAACTCCCTGTCCAGCGGCGTTGACTGCTCTGGCCTCGTCCAGCAGATCTACAAGCACTTCGGCGTGAACGTGAGCAGGACTACCTACAGCCAGATTGGTGAGGGTAAGTCTGTCGGCATGAACGAGCTTCAGGCCGGAGACATGGTCTTCTTCGATACCAATCCGAACGTCAAGGGTCCTGACCATGTGGGCATCTACCTCGGGGGAGGGAAGATGATCCATGCGCCACGTCCTGGCAAGAACGTGGAGATCGTCTCCCTCACCTCGGGGTACTACCAGAACGCTTTCATGGGCGGAAGGCGAGTCTCCGGGATTGAGGGAGGCGGCAAGGCTGGTGACTGGGATCCGTCGGACACCAAGAACCTGAGCCCCGAGGAGCTTGCGGCCAGCTACGGCTGGGCGTACGGCTTCCTCAAGAGCAACAAGGAGCTACGTGGACTGTTCGATCAGGCCGTGAAGGACTCCTGGTCTGCCGACAAGTTCCAGGCCAAGCTGCGTGACACCAACTGGTGGAAGAAGAACTCGGACACCATGAGGAAGGCGCAGGCCGAGAAGCAGACCGACCCGGCTACCTACAACGCCAAGGTCTCTGCGGTCAAGGTGCAGGTCCAGCAGCTCGCTGCGGAGATGGGAGCCTCCATCCCGCCCGGCAAGCTGGGCAAGATCGTCGAACAGGTCATCACAACCGGCCTTGACGAGGCCGGGCTCAGGAATGTCCTCGGCGGGTACATCACCTTCCAGAAGAACGGCAGCACCCTGAACGGCGAGGCCGGACAGTACGAGAACAACATTCGCCAGTTCGCTTACACGAACGGCGTCTCCCTCGACAAGCAGGCCATCAAGAACCAGGCACAGCTCATCGCTCGTGGCATGGCCACCGAGCAGGACTTCAAGAACCAGATCGTCAACCAGGCCATCAGCCTCTACCCAGGCTACGCACAGCAGCTCCAGGCCGGACAGACGATGATGGACATCGCCTCGCCTTACATGCAGACGATGGCCGAGGATCTTGAGATCCCGTACACCCAGATCAAGCTGACTGACCCACTGATCAAGAGGGCGCTGAACGGCGTCAACAACCAGGGCAAGCCGGTCGGGCTTGACGCAACGAGCTTCCAGCAGCTCATCCGGAATGACCCACGCTGGCGCAAGACCAGCGGGGCGCAGGACGGAGTCATGGCCACCGGACTCAAGGTGCTGCGAGACATGGGGATGATCGGAGGACAGTAAATGGGGCAGCCCACCTTCGAGCAGTTCTTCTCCGCCATCTCCGAGCAGGAGTCTGGTGGTAACTACAAGGCCGTGGGGCCGTCCGTTCAGGGCGGCCACCACGCCTACGGCAAGTACCAGGTCATGGACTACAACATCCCGTCCTGGACCAAGAAGTACTACGGCAAGAGCCTTACGCCGCAGCAGTTCATGAACAACCCGAAGGCGCAGGAAGCTGTAGCCCGAGGAGTCCTTCAGGGGTACTACAACAAGTACGGCGCTAAGGGCGCCGCAGCCATGTGGTACTCCGGGCAGTCCAATCCGAACAAGACGTATGGTAACCCTCCGGTCTACCAGTACGTCAACTCGGTCATCAACAAGGCATACAAGTATCCGTCCGAGGGATCGTCCTCGAACTTCTCGACAGGGAGCACGGCCACGCCAAAGCTATCAAGCGCAGAGCTAGCAGAGCAGTACGGCTTTGTCTCCAGCTTCCTCAACTCCAACAAGGAGCTGAAGAACCTCTTCCAGGACGCAGTCGCTGGAGGATGGAGTGCCGACAAGTTCCAGGCCAAGCTGCGCAATACGAAGTGGTGGAAGACCCACAGCAAGGACGAGCGGGAGTGGCTACTCCAGCTCAAGGCTGACCCGGCAACGGCGAAGCAGGAGATGTCCCAGGCCAAGGTCAAGATCAAGCAGCTCGCCAACCAGATGGGTATGGTGATGACCAAGGACATCCAGAAGTACCTGGACAAGGCTGCCTACAACATGGTGGCCCTAGGCTGGGACGAGTCGCAGCTCAGGTACTACCTCGGTCAGTACGTCTCCTTCAAGGGGGAGACGCTACAGGGTGAGGGCGGCGAGGCCATCAATGAGATGCGTGAGTACGCGTACTCGATGGGCGTCAAGCTGGACGACACCTGGTACACCGACAGGGCAAGGAACATCCTGCGTGGCGTAGCCACCATTCAGGACTACAAGTCTGAGATCATGAACAAGGCCAAGGCTTCGTTCCCCCAGTGGACCAAGCAGATCGAGGCTGGTCAGTCTGTGGCTGACATTGCTTCACCATACATGCAGTCCATGGCTCAGATCCTTGAGCTGCCAGCAGGCAGCGTCAACCTGTTCGACACCACCATCAAGAAGGCGCTGAACTACAAGAACCCGACTACACTCCAGAACGAGGCTAAGCCGCTGTGGCAGTTCGAGAACGAGCTGCGCAACGACCCTCGCTGGAAGAAGACGAAGAACGCTCAGGACAGTCTGTTCCAGGTGGGTCACCAGGTTCTGGCAGACTTCGGATTCAAGTACTAGGAGGATAGATGACTGCCTGGCAGGACATGGTAAACAAGGTCATCGCAAGCAGGGGTACGGTGGGCGGAGGGCCCACCACCCTGCCTGGAAACGTGGACAGCGATGCTGCCCTACAGATCCAGCTCAAGATGCTGGAGAAGCAGCAGAAGGCTCTCCAGGCGCAGCTCAGCTCGGCCAACGCCAAGCTGAAGGTGCTCAAGGCGAAGAAGAAGCCGACCGCCAAGGATAAGCGCCTCATCGCCATGCAGGAGGCGACGGTCAAGAGGCTCGACGCGAACCTCAAGGCCACCACGCTCAAGCTCTCCACGACCCAGAACAAGTACTACGAGAAGACCGGGCAGTACGAGAAGCTGCTGACCGGAGAGAACAGGGACGCCTTCATGGCGCTCAACTCTCTCTTCTCTCAGTACGGCCTGGGGTCGCTGGCTGGCAAGATCTACGACTACGTGAAGAACGGCTACGGCGCTGACACCATCTCCATCCTGCTCCAGGACACTCCGGAGTACAAGAAGAGGTTCGCAGCGAACGAGGCCCGCATCAAGGCGGGCATGTCCGTCCTCTCTCCGGCTGAGTACATCGCAGTCGAGAACTCGTACCGTCAGATCATGAGGCAGTCGGGGCTTCCCGAGGGCTTCTACGACAGCAACGAGGACTTCACCAACTTCATCTCCGGCGACATGAGCCCGACCGAGCTTCAGTCGCGTGTCGATCTGGCCACCCAGGCTACGGCCCTGGCCAACCCGGCATACAAGGCAGCCCTCAAGCAGATGGGGCTGTCGGATGGAGAGCTGACGGCCTACTTCCTTGACCAGGACAAGGCGCTTCCCTTCCTGCAGAAGAGCGCCGCTACTGCGGCGGTCGGTGCTGAGGCACTTCAGCGAGGACTCACCTTCGACCAGACGTACGCCGAGCAGCTTGCAACCATGGGCATCTCCCGTGAGCAGGCGGCACAGGGCTACGCCAAGATCGCGGACGAGTTCAGCGACCTGAAGACTCTCGGACAGATCTACGGTGGTGGATGGACTCAGCGTCAGGCCGAGGAGGATGTCTTCGTCGGTGGCACTGGGGCTTCTGAGCAGCGAGAGAAGCTCATCAACCGTGAGAAGGGTTCCTTCAGCGGTCAGGCCGGTGGTGCACGCGGTGGACTTGCACAGTCCGGAGGAGCAAGGTAGTCTTGAAGACGTGACCAGCCGTACCTAAGTACGGCTGCCACGTTGACTGGGTGTAGTGAAGTGGCATAACGCCTGCCTTGGGAGCAGGTGACGTAGGTTCGATTCCTGCCACCCGGACGAGAGCGGAGGCCGTGGGTTCGACCCCCACCAGCTCACCACAATCCTAGGTTGGTGGCTGTAGCTCAGAGGTAGAGCACCGCTCGTAACTTGCCCTATTGGTGTAGTGGTAACACAGGTGTCTTCCAAACATCTGTCCTCGGTTCGAATCCGGGATGGGGCTCTGCGCGGTGGTGTAACGGTAACACAGCAGTCTCATAAGCTGCAAGCTGCGGGTTCGACTCCCGTCTGCGCTACTTGACAACTAAAGAATTGGTGAGCGCTGGTTGTGCTCGTCGGTCTCCAAAACCGTACGGCGAGGGTTCGAATCCCTCCACCTTTGCCAATACTCCCTGGTGTAACGGTAGCATGTGGGGCTCTGACCCCCTTGGTCTAGGTTCGAATCCTGGGGGAGTAGCTCTGGAAGGTAGCGTCCAATGGTGGGCAAGCGGTCTAGAAAGCCGTGCCGGGTGTGACAGCCTGGGGGTTCGATTCCTCTACTTTCCTCTGGAAGATGTGGCCCGTGGGGGCCACCTCCCCTGCTAAGGGAGGCTGTCGTAACTGGCAGTGGTTCGACTCCACCTTCTTCCGCTGGATGGGTGCTGGGACACAAGCGGGGCTGTAACCCCTGCGTCGCGACGCGGCTTGCTCGGTTCGATTCCGAGACGTCCAACCACGTGGTCCTGATCCTCTTGGTGAGGACGCCGCCTGCAAAGCGGCGGGCTCGGTTCGAATCCGACTGGGCTTCTGGGGGTTGTTAAGGTGACAGGTTGGTTTTGCAAACCGACTCAGCGGGGTTCGATTCCCCGAATCTCCACTCGGTCATAGCTCAATGGTTAGAGCACGGGTCTGATACACCCGCGACCACGGTTCAACTCCGTGTGACCGTACCACTTGCATCGTTAGCTCAATGGTAGAGCAACCGCCTGTCGAGCGGTAGGCCGAGGGTTCGATCCCCTTACGGTGCGCTGGCCTCAGTATGAGGCTTTTGGTCCACTAGCCCAATTGGTAGAGGCGACAGGTTTAGGCCCTGTGCGGTGGCGGTTCGAATCCGTCGTGGACTACGATCCGGTAGCTCAGTTGGTTAGAGCAGCGGCCTCTTAAGCCGAAGCGCGTGGGTTCGAGTCCCACCCGGAACACTTTGCCCCACTAGTCTAGTGGTAGCGACGCCAGGTTCTCACCCTGGAAGCGAGAGTTCGATCCTCTCGTGGGGCACAACGAGCGGGGGCACCTGCTCGGAGAGTGGCAGAACCGAGGTTCCCCTACTTGGTAGGGGGAACGCGATTGCACACGTGGCGTTAGAGAACGCCACGGCCCAGAGCCAATCGGTGAGGGTCGTGGATGGAGGGAACCTTAGCGGGGGACCGAAGACGCGCTTAGCGGCGAACACGTGGTTCGAGAGTACTTCAATTGGCTGAATGACCAAGCTCTCGTTGTGGGTAGCGTCCCACCTCTCACTTTGTCTGTTAGCTCAGTCGGAAGAGCAACCGGTTGAAACCCGGTGCGCGCAGGTTCGATCCCTGCACAGGCAACTGTGACCATCGTTCAGTGGTAGGACTCGGGGTTGTGTCCCCCGTAGCGAGGGTTCGATTCCCTCTGGTCACCCCGCCCGACTAGTTCAAAGGACAGAACGCCAGGCTACGAACTTGGTGATGGGGGTTCGAGTCCCTCGTTGGGTACTGCGCTGAGCCCCGGCGTTCCTAAGTATGGGGCAATGCCTTGATAGCTCACCTGGTGAGAGCGCCTGCCTAGTAAGCAGGGGGGACGGGTTCGAGTCCTGTACAAGGCTCCGGGTCGCAAGACCTTATTCTCCGATGGCCAAGTGGTAAGGCAGTCGGCTGTTAACCGACAGAGCGCTGGTTCGATCCCAGCTCGGAGAGCTGCCTTGGTGAAGGACGCAGTCTCGTCTCCTAAACGAGATATCAGGGTTCGACTCCCTGCAAGGCTACACCCGCGTCGTCCAATGGGAGGGCCGCTGTCTTACAAACAGCAGACGGGAGTTCGATTCTCTCCGTGGGTACCGGTACGGCATCGCTGGCAGCCAGTACTGTAGTGAAGACCAGCACACCAACTGCACGAGCGAACGCCCGGTTCCCTAGCCGGGCGTTTTGGCGTGCCAACTTTCTAGGAGATTAAGTGAGCAACTGGGGTATCGAGGACGACACGAACCTGGGCGGAAACAACGAGAACTCCGGCCCGAAGGCACTTCGTGATGCGTACGACGCACTGAAGCAGCAGAACAAGGAGCTAGCAGACGGACTGGCCGCCGTCAACAAGCAGCTCCGAGACACGGCTGTAGGTGCAGCCCTCAGCGAGCTTGGCATTCCCGCTGCTGCCGCCGAGCAGTACAAGGGAGAGGCGGACCCTGCAAAGGTCCGTGAGTGGGCGACTCAGATGCAGTCGCTTTTCGGTGGCGGACAGGCGTCAACGCCTGGCAGCACCCCAACACCAGTTGACCAGACCCAGCAGGGCGGACTATCGCCCGACATGCAGGCCCAGCTCCAGTCCATGAACACGGCTGGACAGCAGGGCACGCCGCTCGGCAACGCCGAGGCGGCAGCCGGTCGAGTCAACGACGCAAACTCGATCCAGGACCTTCTGTCTGCGTGGCAGACACTGAAGTAGTCCTACCCTCCCTAGGAGGTAGGTGTGGCTAACGCCTTCACCGGTACTGCGGCGATGAGCAATCTCGTCCAGACCACCTACGACCGCGCGCTTGAGTTCGCTCTCCGTGCGCAGCCGATGTTCCGTCAGGTCGCCGACAAGCGTCCTGTCCAGCAGGCGATGCCTGGCTCCAGCGTAGTCTTCTCGCTGTACCAGGATCTCTCTCCTGCGGTCACCCCGCTGAACGAGCTGGTTGACCCGGATGCAGTCGCAGCGTCCAACCCAACTACTGTTTCCGTCACTCTGAACGAGTACGGTAACAGCATCCTCGTCTCCAACAAGCTGGACCTGTTCAGCTTCACCGACGTGACCGCTGGTCTCGTCAACCAGGTGGCGTGGAACCTTGTCGACTCTGTCGACACTGTCGTTCGTGCCGTCCTCGACGGTGGTACGAACTACATCCGCGACAACGGCGCTTCTGGGCCGGTGTACAACGGTGCGCAGACCACTGTAGGAACTACCGCAGCCGACATCTTCGGTTCTGCATGGGTTCGTCTGGCTGTCGCGAAGCTCCGCACCAACAAGGTGCACCCCAACAAGGGCAGCTTCTACACCTCGTACATCCACCCGGAGGTCTCTCACGACCTCCGCGCCGAGACCGGTAACGCCGCATGGCGTCCACCGCACGAGTACTCTTCTGCCAACAACATCTGGTCTGGAGAGATCGGCGAGTACGAGGGCGCAGTCTTCATCGAGACTCCTCGTACGAACGTGAATGTGAACGGCGGTGCCGGTGGCACTGTCGACGTGTACAACACGTACTTCACCGGACAGCAGGCCCTGGCCGAGGCTGTCGCGGAGGAGTTCCACACTGTGCGTGGACCGGTCGTCGACAAGCTCACTCGCTTCCAGCCACTCGGTTGGTACGGCGTGGCGGGCTGGAGCCTGTACCGTCAGGAGGCCCTGATCAGGGCCGAGTCCGCTAGCTCCATCGCGGTCAACGTCTGATGAGTAAAGGGGGCCGTCCTTCGGGGCGGCCCCTTTCTTCGTATCCCAAGGGGAACCATGTCTGGTAACGACAACATCAGTTTCACCATTCGAGTGGTGGCTGCGACCACCACCCTCACGCTGAACGACTACGTTCTGAGCGTGGAGAACCCGGCAGCGAACGTGACCGTCAACCTTCCGGCAGTCGCATCCGTGCCACCTGGCCGCACCTACATCATCAAGCGTGACGCCACTGCAACGCAGACCGTCACCCTCGACGGAGCTGGGTCCGAGACCATCAACGGTGCAACCACTCGTGCCGTTGGCGCAGCCGGTACTGCCGGTGCGTGTGTCATCATCTCCGATGGTGCCGAGTGGCACGTCATCGGTAGCTACTGAGTGAGGAGGGGCCTTGGCTACTTGGCTATTCACCACGCCTACGGTGGCTGAGGCCCCCTTCGCGTGGAACCCTCTCATGCAGAGGTTCCGTATGGATCGCGGCATCTCCATCAGGGAGACCGCTCCTGACGTCTGGACGGAGGTAAGGTATGACGCTTACGGCGAGGAGCTGGGAGCGACCAACCGACCTCAGTCCGGGCTTGACCCAGACTTCTGGCCGCAGCCCTCTCTGGGGCTGCGCTACTACCGTGGTGGCTACGAGTGGCTCGTAGACGACGCCACGAAGGCATCACTTATCGCCTCCGGTCTCGTGACTGAGGCTAACTTCGGACCCGCACCGATGACCTTCGGTGAGGGAGGATTCGGAGAGGGAGGCTTCGGGCTGTGACCTACACCCCTATCGCCAAGGGAACGTCCGACTGGGACGTTCCCGTCAATGACGCATTCACGTCTCAGGACACTCGCATCACGAGCAACGAGACTGCCATCGGCGTCATCAACAACACGCTGACCAACAAGGTCAGCAAGTCCGGCGACACGATCAGCGGACTTCTGGTCGTGAACAACCCGTCGAGCGTCTCGTTCATCGCTCAGGCAAATGGCACGAGCAACCTTGCTGAGTTCAAGAACTCTGGCGGGACGATCCGCACTGCCATCAATCCGACCGGAAACCTCCAGACCAACTCGACCGCCTTCATCACCACGGGAATGCAGGTTGGTTCCACCAACACCGACTTCGGTAACGGTACCGGAGGCATCATCGGAGTGGACGACGCGACGGCTGTGCCGAACGCCAACCCTACGGGCGGCGTGATCATCTACTCCGAGGGTGGATTCCTCAAGATCCGCATGGCTGACGGCAAGGTCGTCAACCTGGCTAACCTTGCCACTGTCGACTTCCAGGCTCAGGACCATGGACTGATCGGGTGGACACAGGACCCTGCCGGACTGAATGCCGATGGTGCCGTAAGCACCAGCGGCGTGGTCTATCTGAGCAAGATCCTGGTCCGTCAGGCCACCACCATTTCCAACCTGGTAGTCACCGTGCAGACCGCAGGCTCCGGCCTCACCGCTGGGCAGAACTGGATCGGACTGTACGGCCCGACCGGCACCAAGCTCCAGGAGGTCAACATGGACACCGACTTCACCTCCATCGGAACGAAGACGAAGGCGATCACTCCGACCGCCGTGGCCGCAGGCCACGTCTACCTGGCCATCCTCACGAATGGCACCACTCCACCGAGGTTCCTGTACGGCAACGGTACTTCCGCTTCCGCACTGAACATCAACCTGCTGCCTTCGGGTGGCGCTCCGAGGTTTGTGGACTCCGGAGCAGGACAGACCACGCTGCCAGCGTCCATCACGCTCAGCGGCACCGCCACCAACGCGTCTGCGCGTTGGGGTGCGATCTTCTAAGGAGAAGACATGGCTCACGTATACGACCCTGCGAAGCAGGCATGTGATCCGCTGTACCACCCGCTGTGCGCTGGTTACGACATGTGCATCGCGGGACCTGGTGGAGTATCCACCTTCACCGAGAACAACGAGAAGGGCATCCTGGAGACCGGCCTTCAGCAGGTCATCTCACGTCACCAGTACGCCGATCTGGGGTCCGACCACGACTCCCACAAGCAGGGTATCTACACGACCAACTCGGTGGGAGACCGTGACTAGTCGCTACAAGAAGGGCAAGCGTTGCTCTAGCGCTTGCCCCACCCAGGACCACAAGACGTTCGGCGAGTGCATGAGGGCCAAGAACCTTCAGCTCAACCCGAACCTGAGCAACACCGGAGCAAGCAAGGCGTGGGACGCCGAGCTGTCCGCATATCGTGACGCGCGATCGCAGGGGATTCAGCCCTCCGGTACGACCATGGCCAAGGTGCGTGAGGCCGTTGAGATTTCCAACGCTACGGGGGTAGCGTACAAGGGGGCCTAGTATGGCCGAGCAGCGAGTGACGCTGGAGACCCCAGCCTTCACTGGTGGTTACGTATTCAGCGATCATGAGATCGCTGGAGTGGTAGCAGCAAACAACTTCATGGCTCTCACTAACCCGACCGGAAGTGGGAAGCTCATCCTGATCGCTGGTGTCTTCATCAGCTCCACGACTGTCGGAGCAGTAGCCGTCACGTCTCCGCTCCGTGGCTTCATCGCCACTGGCGTGAGCGGGGGAACGCTTGAGCCAGCCAACGCCATCGCCAAGATTCGTTCGAGCATGCCAAACCCTGTTGCAGAAGTGAGGACCGACAACCCCACCGCAACACTGGGTGCGGCGTGGTTCAACTCTCCATCGCTCCAGGCGACGGGAGCATCCACAAGCTCGTTCATTCACCAGGTTCCAGCGACTATCGCAGCCGGAACCCTGACCCTCCTGCCGGGCGAGAGCACCGTGCTCCGCACTGAGGCGGGCGACGTAGACACGAGGTGGAACATCTCCATCGCGTGGTCCGAGCTATAAGGAGTATCCGTGGCAGTCACCTTTGCCAACCTAGTAGACCGAGTGAATCAGCAGCTACTCGGCTACACCAAGGACCAGGCGTCCGTGTCTTACCTGACGGCAGCGGCGACTGCTACGGACACCACCCTGACAGTGGACCCGTCCACCGCAACCAACCTGTCTCGCGGACTCATCGAGATCGATGACGAGCTGATCCAGGTCAAGAGCTTCGACCGTGGATCTGGAACCGTCATGGTTCTGGGTGGAGTCAACGGGCGCGGCTATGCCGGTACCACGGCAGCCGCACACAGCATTGACGCCATCGTGACCAACGACCCTCGCTTCCCCCGTCAGCGGGTGAAGGAGGCGGTGAACGACACCATCCTCGCCCTGTACCCAGACCTCTGGGTCTTCGCTCAGTACGAGTTCCCATACCTCTCTGCGAGGTACGAGTACCCGATCCCGGCTGACGCAGACGACGTGTACAAGGTGACCGTCAACACCATCGGTCCGTCCGGCGTGTGGTTCCCAGCTCAGAGCTGGCGCTTCAACCCTATGGCGTCCACTGGCCCGCAGGTCAAGCCGACTCCCACTCCGACCGGCAAGTCCGTTCAGATCTATGACCGCATCGTTCCCGGAAGGAACGTGCGGGTGAGCTACACCAAGGGACCATCGCCCCTTGTCAACAACTCGGACGACTTCACCACGGTCACCGGGTTCCCGGAGCGCTACGTGGATATGATCACGTACGGCGCAGCGTGGCGTCTCCTTCCTGCCTACGAGGCAGCACGACTACAGCAGGCTTCTATCGAGGCGACCGAGCGAGCACCGCTGGTGCCTACAAGCGCCGCCTCTCAGGCGTCGCAGTTCTTCCTGGCCCTCTACACCAAGAGGCTCAACGAGGAGCGCACGAGGCTACAGAGGCTGTACGAGTCTTACCAGACCTTCAACGGATAAGGGAGCACCATGGCTACCCGTTACTACTCCAGCGTGGCCGCAGAGACCACGCTGGTGGCTTCCATCACGAATGGAAACACGAGCATCCAGATCGCTTCGGCGACTGGTCTGCCAGCCCTGACGCCGTTCACGCTGGCTCTCGACTACGAGGCTGCAACCGAGGAGCTGGTCGAGGTCACCGCTGTAGCGGGTACCACCCTGACCGTAACCCGAGGTATCGATGGCACTCCTGCGGCGTCTCACAACGCCGGAGCAAGGGTGCGTCACGTCAGCTCCGCACGAGACTTCGCAGACTCTCGTACCCACGAGAGCACGGCTACCAACGTTCACGGTACCGCTGTCGGATCGGCCGTCGTGGGTACGAATGATACCCAGACCCTATCAAACAAGACCCTGAACGATGCGACTGGCACGCTGTCGAACATCGACATCTTCGCCAACAGCCCCACCTGGGTGACCACGGTCAACGCGGACATCGCGGGTACGGCTGACATCATGAAGTGGCTGAGGGATTCCTCCGAGCCGCACGAGGTTGCCAAGATCACCAACAACGGTGCACTCTTCCTGCGCAACCAGAACGTGGCAGCGGACTCCGCCCTCTCCACGTACAGGCTGAGGATCACCAAGGACAACGGAACTACGGACATCTTCTCCGTTCTCTCTGGTGGAACCATCACGCCATGGACTGACGCAGGTCAGTCCGGTCTACAGGTCAAGCCTCGCACCACCAACAACGACGTTGCCATCCGAGTCAGGAACAGCACTGACACGGCGGACACCTTCGCTGCATGGAACAACGGTCGAGTAGACATCAACGGTACCGACCCGGCGTTCTCTCAGCTCGACGTCCATGGTGCAAGCGGCCAGACGGCCGCGTGCATGAGGGTGATGAACAACGATGAGTCTGTCACCCACTTCACCGTGGCCGGTAACGGTGCTGCATCCTTCGGGTCCAGCCTCACCGTGGCTGGCGCCCAGACCAACAACGGTCTGGTCGTAGCCAACGCCGGAGTGGACGTCACTGGCAACGTCACCGTATCGGGCACGCTCAGCGTGACCGGTCAGACCAGCGCAAGCGGTACCTCGGTGATCACTGCGGCAGCCGGATTCAGCGTGGATGCAGCCACTCAGGCTGTCATCAAGGGTGGCTGGATCATCGTTACTGGCGTCCTCCTGCGCACTGGTGGCACGCTCACGGCGTCCGCAACGGGTAACCTGACCGACACTGCCCTGTGCACGATCGCGTCCACCTACAGGCCGGACAGCGTCTTCGGCTCCGACCGCATGGTGACCTCGTTCGGTACTGGATTCACCTCCGGTGGAGTCGGGCTGAACCCGTCGACCGGAGCGGTCGAGCTTCTCGACGCGCACAGCACCAGCACCATCGACACCGGTCACACCGTGCGCTTCACCTACGTCTACCCACAGTAAGGAATCACAGTGGCGACACTCGTACGTAAGATCCCCGACCAGCTCAGTGGTCTCGGGTCCGCCGTTCAGGGCCAGTACAACCTCCAGGACAATGCGTATGACTACGCCCTTGCTGGTATTCCCTTCCTGTCCGCAACCCAGGACAACCGTCCATACACTGAGCGCATGGCGGAGATCAGGAAGCAGCAGTTCGACGCGTTCGCCGAGCCTGGTGAGCAGTCGATCAGCGGTAACTTCTGGTGGCTGAGGTCCCAGTCCACCTTCAACGGTGGAGCTGGGCTCCTCTACCAGGACCCTGACAACGACAACCAGTTCAACTTCAAGTTCGCCGACTCTCTCGGCGTAGATCCGTGGACCTCTGGTCAGCTCAAGCTGCTCAGGGATGTAGGGCTGGTGGCCGCTACGGCGGCCACTCCCCTCAAGGTCAAGGGCTTTGTCGATGGCTCCGGAGTCGACGCCTACTGGGTGACGTACAACGACCACATGGACAAGGTCACTGACTCCGGCACGACTGCGATCATCGGAGCCACTCTCGACACCATCAGGGACATCACGTCCTCCGGCAAGAGGTACTTCATCGCGGTGTCCAACGGCATCAAGACTGGAGTGGACGCTGGTGCTACCAGCGTCATGTACACCGGTACCTACAACTCGTCCGCCGAGCTGGAGTTCCTCAAGGGACGCCTCATCCTCGGACACGACAACAAGGTTTACCAGCTCGTCACGACTGCATCCTCCGCAGCCCTGCCGACTGCTGTGTACACCCACCAGGATGACGCATGGAACTGGCAGTCATTCACTGACGGACCTACCGCCATCTATGGTGCCGGTGACAGTGGAACCACGAGCGAGATCCACAAGTTCACTCCGACCCTTGACAGCTCGGGAATCCCCGTGCTGACTTGGGGGGGCGTGACTGCCACCATGCCAGCCGGTGAGACCATCAGGACCATCTACCAGTACGTCGGCAGCTTCGTTGGCATCGCTACCAACAAGGGCTTCCGAGTGGGAGACATCGATCAGAACGGTGACATCTCGTATGGGCCGCTGCTGTTCGAGCCCGAGGGTGGATGCGAGGGAATCGTAGGACACGACAGGTTCTTCTACGTCGGGTCCACGAACGCTCACGATGGCAACTCCGGACTGTTCAGGGTCGACCTGGGTAACGCGGTCCAGGAGCAGACCACGCGTGCCATCAGGTACGCGTACGCAAGGGACATCTACTACGGCGGTGACGAGAGCCCCATCACCTCGGTAACCATGTTCGGTAAGAGTGATCGCAAGGTGTTCTCTCTCTCCGGGTTCGGTCACGCCAAGGAGTTTGCAACCACGCTGGTACCTAACGGCTACCTGACCACAGGTCGCATCAGGTTCAACACCGAGGAGCCCAAGCTCTACAAGTTCTTCTCTGTCCGTACACCATCTCCGCTTCAGGGCAACGTCGCCGCAACCATCCTCACCGAGGGTGGCGGAGAGATCGACTACATCACTTACTCTCCGAGCATCGCCTCGGGAATCAAGGACGTGGCGATCAGCAATCCTGCCGGACCGCAGAACTGGATCAGGCTGAAGTTCACCCTGTTCCAGGGAAGCAACCCAGCATTCGGCGGAGTGCTTAACGGTTGGCAGATGAAGGCCCTGCCTGGATCTATCAGGCAGCGTGTCATCACACAGATCTTCGAGCTGTTCGATGAGGAGACTGACCGCACCGGTCAGCGCATCGGGTATGACGGGTACTCCCGTCAGAGGTTCGAGGACTTCAAGGCCGTCGCCCGAGCGGGCGACGTGGTCCTGTTCCAGGAGCTACAGGAAGACCTCTCCACTCTCGTCCTCATTGAGGACTGGGAGTTCAGGCAGACTGCTCCACCAGGACCCAATCGGGGGGCGCTGGGAGGCTATCTAACGGTCCAGATGAGGACCGTGGCTGAGTCTACGTAAGGGAGAGAGATGGACGCCAACGCCATCATCACTATCCTCACTGGCGTTGCTGGTGTGGGGGGCGGGTACGTCGGAGGTAAGAGGCTGGGTCACTCGCAGGCTAGCCAGCTATCGGTGAATACCGTGGAGCTGCTACAGGTTGCAGTGGAAGAGCTTCGCACTCAGGCCGCCCTGAAGGACAACACGATCGCGGACCTACAGGCCCGCGTCGAGGTGCTGGAGTCACTGGTGACTCAGAGGGCGGCGGTTGAGGAAGTGCACGTCGAGGTTCAGGGCGTGCGCAGCGTGGTCGATCGCATCGCTGCTAAGGTGGGAGCATGAAGCTCGCCTGGTACACACGCCGCGTATACGCAGTAACCAACCAGGAGGAGCGAGACACCGTCCGCTACGTGCAGAGGGTGCTCGGCCTCCGTGAGACCGGAGAGCTGGACGAGGAGACCAAGTCCCACATCAGGGGACTTCAGGCACTGTTCGGCCTCCGTACCAGTGGCATCATCGACGATGCCACGGCGGAAGAGATCGAGCGTATCTGGCCATACGGAGCATGATGCCGTACAAGTCTGACAAGCAGCGTCGCTACATGCACGCCAAGCATCCAGAGATCGCAGCCAGGTGGGACAAGGAGACTGGAGGTAAGGTGAAGCCAGCCAAGAAGGCCGCTGCCAAGAAGGCAGCGCCGTCGTTCAAGGACCGCGCCAAGGCCATGGCCAAGGACCGCGTAGCCCAGAAGAAGGCCGTCGCAAGGAAGGCGTACAAGAAGAAGTGACACCATACCTCAAGGATCTAGCCGAGCGTGTAGCAGCCACGTTCATCGTGACGTTCCTGTCCGTCTTCGTCATCACTGATATCAGCACCGCACGCGATGCTGCTATCGCTGGTGGCGCAGCGGCAGCCAAGCTGCTCATCGGCCTACTGGCCAAGAAGTTCGGTGACCCTGACAGCGCAGGATTCACCAAGTAACACAAGAGGGGCCCCTTCGGGGGCCCCTCCTTTTTGCGTTGATCACCCGGTCGGGTCATCCATCAGCCGCTGCCACGCCTCGTTCGAGATGGCCTCGGCCTGCTGCGCGTTGGTCAGGGCCTCGTTGTACGTCTCCTTGGTGGAGCCGCCCTGGACGTCAGACCAGCGAGCCTTGGCCGCGTTCTCGGCCTCGACCGCCTTCTGGTACGCGTCGTAGTTCTTACCCATCAGTCACAGCCTCCAGAAGATCCGCTATCGCTGAAGCTACTCCCCGAATCGCTCGAAGAGGAGCACGAAGAACTGTCCACGTACGTCGTGACATAGACGTACGACGTGTCGTTGTCGTAGTAGCTGGGGTAGCTACTGACCTGGCAGGAGAACTTGTGAGCCCTGCCCTTCTCTGCCTTGCAGAACTTGCAGCGCTGAACCTTAGCCACGTAGCTCGCTCACCTTCTCACAGTACCGAAGCTCGACACCAGGGTCAAGCGTGACCTTCTCGGCAGGCATCCACTTGCGAGCCTGACGCTTGTAGTAGCGGATCTCCACGTAGTGCTTCGTTCCGCTGACGTGGGTTCCCATGTAGTACGCCAGCCGAGGCTGTCCGCACTCCATCACTCGGGCATTGACCAGTTTCACTTGTTCACCTTGACTATCGTTAGCCGAAGCCTCCCATCAGGGAGGCGTTCGACAATCACCTTTCTCACCAGTTCATCTCTAGGTAGTACGCGTAGAGAATCACTGCGTACCCGGCGAGATCCTTGGCGGTGTCCTCGATGGACTCCCACTCAGGGTTCTTCCCGGACTGGGTCAGGCCCTTGAGCCTGCCCAGCTTGATGCCGATCTGCGTGAGGATGGCATCCCTCGTGCTGATACCAGCCACGTCGGCAGCGTAGTGGAAGTTCGAGAACTCGGACGAGGTGACCTTGTAGTCAGAGTTCTTCCGCTTCAAGACGGAACCAAGCTCCGTCAGGGCCCTCTCGATAGCAGACTGCGGCGACACCGGCTCCGAGGAGGAGGTTGCGACACTGCTGACAGGGCTCGTGGTTGATGTAGGCGGTGCTCCCCACAGCCCTGGGTCCAGCTCGAAGGAGGGCATTCGCTTCGGCGTGGATTCCTGTGCAGGGGACTGCGTTGTAGTCGGTTCCGGCTGGGACTTGGTCATAGGCCAGCTTCCCCCGAGGACATCCACCCTCCGTGCAATTGGGCCTGCCGCTCGGCGTTCCATTGTATCCTGTCGAGATCGTGTACCCATCCGGGCTGACGAGGACAGCACCCACTTGTCGTCGAGTGCACTTCGCCTCGTCAGCCCAGACGTCTGTCATCCTACGGAATGGCAGGTCGGTCGGCATCGTAGTCCAGGTTGAGGTTCCTGGTCAGCTCGTTGAAGCCAACCCTCTCCGCCAGGATCTCTTCGAGACCCTTGGCCTCCTCGCCACCCTTGCGGAGGACGATGAGGGTGATGTCAGCGGCCTGCTTGCGCATCCACTTCCACTCGTTGCGAAGGACCGTGTAGTCCTTCGCCATGTACTTGTAGGGCTCCTGCTTGTAGGGCCTGCGACCCCACCTGTCGGGCTCTGCGTCGTTGTCCGGAACCCAGCGGTGCGATTCCTTCTCGACGTCCGGAGCGCCCTCCTGGTAGGCGTACACGGGCACCTTCTGCGGGAGCTGAATGGTCACGCGCCCGGAGTCAAAGACTCCGGACACGCGTCCGACCTCGGGCTTGCCCGACCACTTGTGCTTCGGGCAGGAGAGGACGATGTCGCCCACCTCCACCTCAACGCCGAAGGAGTCCTTGCGACTCATCCGGCCGGGCACCCACAGTGCGGCGGGAAGTGCGGAGGGTTGGTGCAGTTGTTCGCGGGGGCGTTGACCTTGCTCTGCTCGTACAGAGCGTCGAACTCGTCGGCCTTCACCTGCGCTGCCCAGTCCTCCGGGGTGTAGTCGTCGTAGCTCTTGCCACTCATGACTTCAGCTCCATCTCGATGATGTAGTACTCGTCGGTCTCGATGCCCTCGGCCGGAGGGATGTAGACGCTGTTGGCGTCGTCCTCCACGAGAACATCGTTGTCCTGGGCCAGATCATGGATCCAGTCCATGGCACCCTGGAGGTTGTCGTACACCTCGACCGGCTCGGTCGTCACCTGATCGGTGCCGATGAACGTGGTCTCGTTCAGGATGAGGTAAACGGTGCTCATCGCCGGATCCTTGCTCTCAGGGCCTCCGCTCCAGAGGCCGCCCAGATCGAGTTTACATCCTGACCAGAGGGAAGTTCAACCCGGACTGCGTTGACCTCCATCACGACTCGGTCGGCGAACTTCTTGCCAGCCTCGTCGCCCTCCTGCCAGACGTACACCCTTGTGAAATCTTCGAAAACCAGGTTCCAGTGATCTTCCCACTTGGTTGCTCCGGGGATCCCCACGCAGGGGATCCCGGCCAGAGTGGAGCTGAGGGCGTCGATCTCACCTTCAGCGATAGCAATGGCAGTTCCCGCACTGTCCAACGCCTGGACGTTGTACAGATTGGAGGAGAGACCCTGCCAGTGCTGGTACTTCCCGTGCCCTGCATCCTTGCACTTGTGATCGGCAAGGCACCGGAAATTCATGTTGACGCAGCCAGCGCCCGTCATGTACGGGATGGCGAGACGTCCTACCAGGCGCTCGTGACCCGGAAGGGGGTCACGAACTACGCCAAGTCCTGCGGAGGCTGCGGCTGCCAGATCGATTCCTCGACCTGCCAGGTACCCCTCGGCCTCCGTCAGATGACTTGCGTAGGTTTCCTGCGCCCTTGCCAGCAACTTCCTCTGCACGACGGAGAGCGTCGCCATAGGAGCAGTTCTCCTTCTTCATGATGAGCTGGGTGGCGTTGCCCTTCATGTCGCACGTGTGGCACACGAACACATTCAGGATGGTGTTGACGGAGGCCGAGGCTGACCTGTCCCCATGGAAGGGGCACTTGTACGCATACCAGCCTCGGTCCTCCATGACGTCATCGCCACCATATTCGATGAGGATCGGACCGATCGGGAAGACCGGCCACTCACGCTCCTCGTGCGTCCTCCGGACCATAGCCAGCCTCCTTGAGGAGACGCAGCAGGGTGTCTGCCCGGAGGCAGACAACCCACTGACCGATGTTGGCTTCGCCCTGGCCGTTCATTCTGAGAACGGCAGCCTGGATGTCATCTCCCTCAGACTCACGCTCCATCTGCTTGAGCGCTTCGAGCGGGTTGAAACCTGCCCGAGCCTTGAGTTCGAACCACACCCCAGGCGTACTGAGAATGTCACGACCCTGACGGCCTGCCCCTGTAGGTTCAGCATGAGGGAATACCGGCCGAACGTAGTCAGCGAAGACCTTCTGAGATCGGTAGCCACGATGCTTCCTACTCTGTGATGGCATCAGTCCTCCTTGAAGAGGTCGATCTTCTCGTCGGTGTCCACGGACACACCATCACGGAACAGCATCTCGCCCAGCTCGTCCTCTTCGATGTGACAGATGGCAGGCTGAGCCTTCATGCGGAAGAACTTCTTGGCCATGGCATCCTGCGGGCCGAACCGGTTCTTCACCACGGCCACATCGATGGACTCGTTGTGAGCGTCACCCCAGAGGGTGATGATCGTGGTGGGAAGCTGGTTGGCCTTGCCCATGATGGCCGACCGAGGAGGCGGAGTGCCACCCTTGGCGGCCTCGGAGGTGTGGTGGACGATGGTCAGGCTGGTCTGCTGGTCTCGTGCGAGAACCTTCAGCTCAGCCATGAGAGCCCAGTAGTTCTGCTCACCGGCTCCCTCGTAGTCGACATCCATCAGGATGTCGATGATCGTGTGATGAGGGTACGTACCGTGGACTTCACGGAACGCTTCGGCCTCACGCCACATGTGCTCCAGCGTAGGTGCCGCATGGAACGACCACTTAACGTGGCCGAACGAGCGGAGAGCGTCGCTCTGTGCGTGCTCTCCGGACATGATGATCTCCTCGGACTCCTCCGTGGTCAGCCCGGTCTTCATCGAGAGGACGCGGGTGGCCATGGTGAAGTCATCCGAGTCGGACGAGTGGTACAAGGTAGGAACATCCTTGCCCATCTGGTCCACGATGTTGAGCATCATCACGGTCTTCATGGAACCGGGGGGACCGGCGATCATCTGCATGGACGAGCGTCGGAACGTGATCTTCTTCTGATCGAAGATCGGCCAGGGAGCCGGAAGCGGCTCCCCAGCCGACAGGCCACGCCTGACGCTCCTGAAGAGCGTCTTCATGTGACCTACTTGTTCTTGATCTGCGCGGCGTACAGCTTCTTCGGGAACGGACCCTTGCTGTTCGGGTCGTCCTCGGTGTACTCCATGGCGATCAGGTTGCCCTCGACCAGCTTGCCGCCCTCACGGACGGCCTTGCGAGCGGCCTTCAGCTTCTCACCCTCCAGCCGGAGGGAACGAGCCTCGCCGTCCTTGGTCTGGCCGATCACGAGGATCGCCGGGATCGGGTCGTAGGGGAGGTTCAGGTTCAGCTCGGACTCGCGAACCTTCTTCTGGGACTGGAAGTACAGGCGCTCGCCCGGCTTGCCAGCCACGAACTCACGCACCGGCACCGACTTGGGCGGCTCGGTGATGAGCAGGATGTGCTTGGTTCCCACGGTCTCGAACTTCAGACCGGGCGGGGTCTTGGTACCACCGAGGATGTCGTCGACGTCGCTCATATGTGATCTCTCTTTCTCAGATGTCCCAGTCGGAATCGTCAAGATCCCAGGGCTTCTCGTTGGTTGCTTCGGTTTCGTCGGACGTCTTGTCCCACGGAGCAGGAGGATCGTTCTCGTTGACCTCGGTGACGCCATCGAGCCCCTCGTCAAGGATCTTCACAGCATCCTCGACTGCCTTCTCTGCCTGCTTCTGCACGGGAGCCACGACTACCACGGGAGGCCGCTCGAAAGCGGCCACCTCGGCAGCCTGGTATGCCCTGATGTACTCGGCGTACCCATTGGCCAGAACCTGGGGGTCAGGAAGCTGGTCGTCGGGGCCACACGTGAACTCCAGGTACCCGTACGGGACCTTCTTCGACGGAATCCGGTAGGTGATCTCCACTAGAAGGGGAAGCCTTCCTCATCGGACTTGTCGTAGAACCTGGCCCTCTTGGTTGGGCCAGCCTCGACCAGGCAGTTGGGAGCCATAGTGCAGAAGCGACAGTGGAAGCCAGCGTTGGCCTTCCACTTCCGTTCCTTGACCTGCTCGTAGGCTGCCTGGTACCGAGCGCCGAGAGCGCTCGGGTCTGTGTCGAGCTTGACAGGACGAGCCTTGGCTGCGTCCGGATTCACCATAGCCCAGAGGCCGGTGAACTTCATCGTGCCATGCTCGGTGAAGGGATGGTCGTTGCCGGAGATGGAAGGGACGTGAAGCAGGGCGTCGTACGTCTCCAACTGGAGGTTCGTCTTGGGCTTCTGCTTGCCAGTCTTCCAGTCCACGATGCTCGGACCGTGCTTCTTGTGCTCACCGACGATGTCGATGAACGCCTTGATGGGTACCTCGCATCCGGGCAGTCGCCCGGTCGCATCGTACTCCACCTCCCAGACGTCGATGTCGTCCAGGAACTTGATGGCTGCCTCAACGCAGCGCTTGCCCAGCTCGACGGCCTTGCCACGGATGATAGGATCATCCTGACTTCCGCTCGCAAGCCAGTTGACATCCACCGGATCGATCTTGAGTTGCTTCTCGACCAGTGGGTAGAAGCGGTCCGTGAACTCAGGGACTTCGCCAGTCTGGAGATAGTCCTCGACACACTGGTGAACCGCACTCCCGAGTGGGAAGAACCACGTTTGCTTCTCCTCGGCACGCTTGACACGGCCGAGGTAGAAGCTACGCGGGCACTCCTCATAACGGGACAGAGCACTGTATGACATGTGCTCTAGTTCCATGAGGACTCCAAGGGGGGAGGGATAGATGACCAACAGCCACGAGCAGGGCTTCAGACCCATAGTCACTCGATGACACTACCACCAGTCACGGTGTGGTGGTTACGGGTAATCCTCCTGGTGGAGAGGACCGGGGTGACCGGCGTCTCAGGTAGTTAGCCCTTGACTTCACCGCAACTCTGCGCGTATCGCCGAGGACTCGAACCTCGGATTCGGGCCTTCTCGGCCCTATCTTTCCGTTAGATCACGACACTCACCCGAGGGATCAGGTCGGGTGCAACCTTGCCGGACGTCTCCTGCGCGGTAGTTAAGACTCTACACCACGCTCGGCCGCCTTGCGGGCACGGGCCCGCTCGTTGGTTGCCTTCTTGCAGACAGGGCACCGACCGCCACCCTTGACGAGGTGGCCCCGCTGGCAGATCCTGTCGTCACCCTTGGATCGGGGGCGACCGTTGTTGTCGTAGCGACTGGCCTCGTACTCGAAGCGGCCGGGCATGAGCCCGCCGCGCACGGTCCAGTGCTTCTCCTGGGCAGAGGCGGACTCTCCGCACTCCAGCATGACAGGGCACTCGATGCAGATCTCAGAGGCCAGCTCGTAGTTGACCTTGTTGAACTCCATCCGAGTGCGGTAGTTCATTCCCTCCGTCAGAGGGGAGTCCGTGTCCTGGTACTCGAACAGTTCGAACGCCTTGCCCTTGCAGTTGGCCTGCTCCTCCCATCGCTCCGGACTGGAGTCCGGGTAGAGGAAGGGGTTGTTCTTCCTGTTCTTCGCTCGGCGAAGACTTGCGTGCTGCTGACCTACACCCATGCGGATCTCCCACTTGCCGGGGTCAAGTTGCGGATGTAGGCGGCGCTGATGCCGAACTCCAGGGCGAGATCCCTCGGGTCCTCACCTTCGTACCTACGCCGGATGACCTCTTGCTTCTGCTCGGGCGTGATCTTCTGGACGTGCCGCTTGAGGGCGGCCCGCCTCTCGAAGATGCTGTTGATGCCCTCGGCGAACTTGGCTCGGGCCTCAGCCTGAGCCGGAGTGATGTCACTCATTTCTCTCCCTCGGTGTATACTCTCAGGGTATGGCGACCAAGACCACGGTGATCCTGCCGGACATCCAGTACCCCTTCCATGATGCGCTGGTCCTGTCCAAGATCACGAAGGCGATCCTCGACATCCAGCCCGACCACATCTTCCAGATCGGAGATGCGATCGACTTCCCCCAGGTCTCACGTTGGACCAAGGGAACTGCGGGCGAGTACGCCCCCACCCTACAGAAGCACATCGACGGCTTCAAGGGAGTTCTGATGCGGCTACGAGAGGCCGCGCCCAAGGCTACGATCACGTGGCTGGAGGGCAATCACGACCTCCGACTCCGTGACTTTGTACAGCAGTACGCTGCACCTCTCCGGACTCTGGACGCACTGACAACGGAGAACCTGTTTGATCTCGAAACCTACAAGGTTGACTACGTTCGTGGACCAGTACGTGTCGCAACCAACACATACGCGGTGCACGGTCACGAGGCTCCCGGTTACGCGAGCACTCCGCAGGCTTGGGATACCAAGTTCGGTAAGCGGTATGGGACCGACAAGAACATCATCTTCGGCCACACTCACCAGCCGTACCTCCTCACTAAGGCGTTCGGTTTCGATGGGAAGGTCACTCCCCGCTTCACGATGAACGTCGGGTCCATCATGGACCCCGTCCGCGCAACGTACGTCAAGGACGGGGCAGTCAACTGGGTCATGTCGTTCGCGCTGCTGCGCGACGACGGGAAGCGTGTGTACCCGGAGCTGATCACGATGGTTGATCGTGGGTTCTGGCTCAACGGCGTGAAGTACTGACCCAGAAAAATTTCCTAGCGTACTGGAGAGTAACTTATGGCACTGAACTACGATGTGATCCACCCGATGGTGAAGAGGGTGGCCCACTCGGTGTCCTCCAGCTTCCCCCAGTATGTGACCTCGGAGGACACCGAGGGGCACCTGTGGGTGTGGATCTACGACAAGCGGTCCACACTCATCAAGCTGGTGGAGGACGACCCGCAGAACTGGCAGGCCAAGATCGCATCCACCCTGCGCAAGGTAGCCTCTGACTACTGCGCGAAGGAGAAGGCAGCGGTAGAAGGATACAGCACTGACGATCTCTACCGCTACTCCATTCCCAAGATCAAGACCCTGATGCCCGACGTGTTCTCCTACTCCGACTGGCAGACGTTCGGCCAGAAGGGGGACGGGCAGCCGGGGCCCAAGGCTCAGGCCAACCAGACGGGTGACCGCATGGTGGAGCTGATCGATGTCAAGGCAGCCGTCGAGCGGCTGCCGAACGACACGAAGGAGCTGCTGTACCTGGTCCACGCCATGGCGTACACCCAGGAGAACGTGTCCGACCACTTCGAGATCACCCTTGAGGCGGCCAAGAAGCGCACACAGCGGGCGTACGGGGCCGTTCAGCGTCAGCTTGGACGCAAGGACCCAGGAGAGCAGCCGAGCCCCGCAGAGAGGCGTACGGTCCGCTCCAACGCCGCATGGCGAGCGAGTCAGTCCTCTCAGTACGAGGGCTGATACTGACAAGACGGGGGCCACCTACGGGTGGCCCCCATTTTGCTAGTACCAGAAGGGGAGGCTCAGCACGAAGCCGACGAGCGCTCCCCCAGCGAACAGGAGACCTGCGGCGAGCCCGTCAAGAAGCCCACCGAAGATGTCCTTCCAGTCATCCTTGCCGATCATGGTTCTCACCTTCAGCCATGAGCAGGCAGGCCATGATCACGGAGCAGAAGATCGCCACGATGGACGTGCTCTTCGGGTCCGCATCGAAGACCTCAATGCTCAGAATGGCCAGGCCGCTCATCGTCGCGGCGCTGAGCGACGAGGCGATCAACGGCTCGGTTACCTTCGGTCTCATCCTTGTCCTCCAGAGCTTCGATGATCTCGTCAACCCAGGCATGGGCGGCCAGCAGGGAGTCGGCCAACTTCTCCGACAGCACCTTGTAGTACTGAGCCAGCCCGGCCAGGGTTATCGTCAGAATGAGGATAAACCCCGCGCCGAGCAGGTTCACACGGCCTCCATGTAGTCGAAGTCCGAGCGGTTGAGCACGGTCAGGTAGACCTTGCCGCTGTAGTGGTCGTGGCACTTGGCCACGGCCGCCACGTCGTGGTCGTTCGAGATCGGCCGGTCCACCTGGTGGATCTCGATGATCTCGTAGACGTCACGGGTGTTGCCGTTCTTGAACCGGTACTTCTTGCCGGTCCGGTAGAAGTCCTTGACCTCCACCCAGGGGAGCAGGTGGTTGGCGTTGAACGTGTCGAACATGTCCACTCCGGACACGTCCGTGCGGGTGACCCACCAGTAGACGTCACGATCGATGGTGGAGCTGGTGATCAGCTCCACCTGTCGAGTCGAGTTCGCCCACGAGGACCCCGCGTTGGGCTTCAGCTTCATGCCCTTACGCAGGACTCTTGCCACGTCAGGCCCTCTCCTTGTTGTAGTACTTCTTGAGATTGGCGTTACTGTCGGCCTGAAGTTCGCCGGTCTTCAGGTCCCGGAGCAGGACACACTTGTCTCCCACTTCCAGCACCTCGTAGTGACGGCGACGCTGGAGCAGGGAGACCTTGTCCCCCGGCTTCCATCCATCCTTGTTGCCACCACGTCCGCCCGCCTTGGCGTTGGACGGAGTGAGAATACGCCAGAACTGACTGTCGTACGGCACGAACGTGCCATAGTCTGCACTGGCCTCAATCACCCAGGCCACGTCGTCGGACTCAAACACCTTGGTGATGTTCCTCGGACCGATCCAGGCTACGTGATACACCTTGCTCGTGAGAGCAGGTGTCTTGAACGCCATGTCCACCTTCGGTGGCTGCGGCGCTTCGGTCACATCGACAGCCCACATGTCGTAGATGCTGTCGACAATGGTCGTTGCTACCGTGTCAAGCGTACGCTCCTGGTCGACAGAGTCTTCCAGGAACTCAGCTATCCGCTTGATCTGGGCGGGTCGTGACGGTACGGCCATACTCCTCCTTCAGCTCATCGAGGTATGCCTGTCGGTCGTCCTTGTCCAGGACTTCATCGAGGCAATCCTCCCAGAGATCCAGAAGAGCATGGGTGTACTCGACATCCCAGCCCATCTTGATGGCGAGCATGTAGTCGCCCGGACTGCGGTAGCTACTGCCGCACTTACACGCCAGCATCGACTGCCTCCGTTACCACAGTGATGTCCTGACGGACAACCATCTGCGGGGTGATGTCAACCTGGTAGACGTACTTGGGCGCAACCCGAGTGACTCGGGCGTTGCTCAGTGCATCGGAGGCAGACTGAACTGCCTCGCCCAGGGTGGTGAAGACGCCCTCGACGGGCGTCTCCGGGTCGAGAGTGCCGGAAGTCGACACCACGAAGTGGGTACTCATGTTCCTCCTTTCGTGGACCCAGGGGCTCGCAGGGGAGGGGGAGAGAGGCACCTCCCCTGCCAGCTCCAAGGCCCACGCCCGAAGGCGTGGACACTTGTAATACTACGCGACAGGCGAACCCTCGCGCTCGGTCAGCGGGCCCGCCACGGCGGGGCTGACGCTGTAGTCGTACGTGCGGTCGAGGATCATCCCCTGAGCCGCCTTCTCGGCCGCCAGACCCCAGGGAGCACCCGCGTCCTGGCTGGCCTGCACGTTGCCCAGGAAGTTGTTCGCCTCCTGGCTGACGTGGACCAGCTCATCGGCGGTGAGGTGCTCGATCAGGTCGTAGGAACCCTCGTCGTTGCGGGAGTACGTGCCCATGCTTTCCAGCGGAACGCCCGCCTTGTGCAGGACAGCACCCACGAGGCAGCCGGGCGTGGCCTTGGAGAAGTTCTCCTCGCCGTCGCCCCACTCGTCCTCGTCGTAGCCGACGCCGTGCACGTACTTGCAGGAGGAGCCCTCCTTCTCGTACACGTAGTCCGCACCACGCTCCGCGATCAGCTCGTTGACGAGAGCCTTCGCACGGTCGATGTCGATGTCGATCATGTCTCTCCTCCTTGCTCCGTGAACATCACGGACAGGACTGCACAGAGCGAAGCAACACGCGTCCCGGTGACAAGCCGGTTAGGACCGAGGTCTCAGCGTGGGGCCTACTTATGTTCGGCCACCCTGTGCAGTCTTGACCGTGAGCGGCCCCGAAGGGCCGCCACGGGTACTACAGGAACTTCTTGATGAACTTCGGAGCCGGGAAGTTGAACTTCCAGATCCCGATGCCGTAGAGAACAGCGCCGCCGATGAGGTACGGCAGCATGGACTTGACGATCAGCCACGCCAGGGCGATGACGCCGAGCGCGGCGAGCGTGGCGATGAAGAGCAGGCCGATCATGATGGCCTTGCCCTCGTCGTCCTGCTCGTTGAACGTCTTCTTCAGGTTCTCGAACACGGTTCTACCTCACTTGTAGTTGTTGCGCGGGCCGTCCATCGTGAACTTCAGCTTGCCGAGCAAGCCGCTCTTCTTGAAGGCGGGACGCGCTTCGCTGCGCGGGTCGGAGTACAGCTCAGCGTACTCCACCTGCACACCATCCCCGGTGAACCGGAGCACGGCGGGAACGCAGGTGTACACGTTGTCGTGGTTCGACGCGTTGTTCGCGTCGATCTTGACGGTGTCGGTACCGTTGCTGACCTCCATGGACACGGCGTACTTGCGGAAGGACCCCGTCCCGTTCGACTGCGCGGAGTACGCCCAGGGGCGGATCTCCACGATCTCGTCGTCGTGGTCGATGTCGATCGTCTCGGTTGCCGTGCCAGCTCCACGGGTCGCATCGCCGTTGTGCCGGACCTTGCCGGTCAGGCTGGTGAGCTTGGCGTCAACGCCGCGCGCACCGAAGGTGGCGATGGACTCGGTCGTGCCGTCCTTGTACAGGATCTCCGCACCAGCGTCGTAGTCGGTGGCCGCAGGCCACGTGATGCGGACGCTCATGCGAGCTGCCTTGGACAGGGTGACCGGAGCCGAACCCTTGGTGAGGTTGATCATCTTCTCTCCCCTCAGTTGGCCCCCAGTGGACCAGACGGAGCACGGGCCGGAGCCCGTGCACCATCCTACTCACTGGGAGAACAGGAACTCCCGACTGCCCCACGACACGCGGTCGTAGCCGTCCACGAGATCCTCGCCGTACTCCTCGTAGTCGAAGTACTTCTCCGCCCACTCGGACAGAGACTCGCCGCACCCGTCCATGTACTCGCGGGCGTACTCGGCGTAGTCGCCGTCGAACTCCTGGGAGTACATGTCCTCCGCCTCTTGCAGGTCGGAGTCGAAGTCGAACCACTTCCACCCGATGTCATCGACACGGGCGAGGATGGCCTCGTCTTCGCAGTAGTGCTTGTCGCAGTTGAGCCACATGTAGAGCTGGACAACTTCCAAGATCCACGAGTGACGGTTCTCGCCCGTCTCGTTGTGGATCTCCAGCTCCTGGCCCTCGTCGTCATCCACGGTCAGCCCGGAGATGTCGTCGAAGCTGGAGCCGCGCTCCAGGGCCCAGGTGGCGATCTTGGCAACGAGGGCACCATGGAAGGATTCCTCGTCGATCACGTCCGACTGGATCCAGACGTCGTCCAGATCGATCTCGGTGTGCTCGCCGTCCTGGTCCTGCACGAACAGACTGATGGTGGTCGACATGTTGCTTGTCCCTACTGCTCGTCCTCGGCCGCCTGAAGGGAGGCCGTGATGTTGGTGTCGTACGACTCGTGAGGGGGACGCACACCCATGAAGGTGAGCATCTTCTCGTTGCGGCTGAACAGCTCCGCCTTGACGTCGTCGCGGTCGTAGAACGAGGTGCGGTTGATCGTTGCCACCTCGTCCAGATCCTGGACGATCCCACGAGCAGTCGGGATGCTGACGCCCAGCTCTTCCACGAGCTGAGCGACAGTGACCACCTTGTCGGTGTCGATTACTGCCATATCTCTCTCCCTTGCATGGTTCCCCTGAACTGGGGAGGCGGAGCAGGGGCCGGAGCCCCTGCGCCACCCTCACGGTTCAGACGCCGGACGGGATGATCCCGTTCCGGACCTGCTCCACGATCATGAGGTGCTCGTCGCCGAGCTTGCCGTCGACCCACTCGTTGATCCCTTCGAGCGAGCCCGCCTCCATGGCGACCTGCTCGTCCGGCATCATGCCGTGGGTGGAGCTGAAGACTCGCGCCTTGGTCAGCTCCTCCGGGTTGTCCACGAACGCCCCCATGGTGCCCTCAGCGCCGACGCGGTACACGCCGGAGGCGAAGAGCTTCGGGGGGTTGGCGGAGAGCCCCAGCGCCGCCTTGATGGCCTCCATGGTCCCCTGGCTGGTGAACAGCTCGGGGTTGTCGGTCGTGAAGACCGCGAACTCACCGACGTAGGTGATGACGCGGGTCGACTGACCGGCCCGGAAGGTCTCGCGGTAGTCGTGACGGTAGTGAACCGGGCACGCGGAGTTGGGGCAGGTGTTCTCGGTCATGGCTCTCTCCCTCTGTGGTGGCCTGAGTTGGCCAGGCACGGGAGGGCCCTGACGGGCCCTCCTGCACCCTACGAACTCAGTCGCAGTCCAGCACCCACACCTTGCCCGCAGGAGCGGGCTTGGTGGGCTTGGGGGGCGGCACAACCCGCACGGCAGGCTTGGAGCCGGGCTTGGGCTTGACCGTGTTGATGCGGGGAGCCGGAGCAGGAGCAGGACGCGGAGCCGGTCGCGTACCGGTGAGGTACGTTCTCGTCGAACTGACGAGAGTTAGACTGTGGCTCTGAGAGCGCTTCTTCAGCTCCCACTCACACTCCTCACCGCCCCCCGAAGGGGCGGTGCAGGCCGTACCGAGGATGGAGAGAAGAATCCCTCCGGTAACTACCGCGATACGCTTGGTAAGCATGTGTAACCCCTCTCCCTTGTGATCCATCCGTTGGATCAGGAAACGTTGGGCCCGGAGGCCCAACGCAACCTCACTCAGCGGAGTGATGAGAGAACTAGATGTCGCTGAACCTGGTCTCGCCGAGGCTGGTCTTCAGGACCTTGAAGTCCGTCAGCTCACCCTGGTAGTGGGCCAGGGAGCCCCAGCCCTTGTCGCCGAGACCGCCGTCGGTCGGCGTCAGACGCTCGACCTGCGAGTTGGAGACGTAGAGCAGGACGACGCGCTTGCCACCCGGAGACTTGGCCTCCAGGATGTCGCCCTTCTTGTACTCCGGGTCCTTGGTCCAGACCTCGGGGTAGCCGTCCTTGATCTCCTGGTCCGTGAAGACGTAGAACGTCTTCCCGTCGTTGTCGGGAACGAACTTGTTCTCCGACAGCGTGACCTTGCCGTACTGAGCGATCCACCGGTACTCACCGATGGCGCTCACCCACACCTCCTGCACCAGCTTGTAGGCGTACAGCTGCGTACCGGAGTACGAGGTGTAGCCGACGATGGTGCCGTTGGTGAAGTTCCCGGCGTGCTTCTTGACAGTCATGTTTCTCTCCCCTTGGGTTTCCTCTCCGTGCGAGAGGTGAATGCAGCCCCCGGAGGGGCTGCAAACATCACCACACGGTGAAGATCAGAACCGGTTGGACCACAGGTCCTTCAGCTCCACGACGGAGGAGAAGTTGTGGCCGGACGCCGTGGTCTTGCGGGTGAACTTCCGGTTGCCGTAGTCGGTGCCGGACGCCTCCCACTTGGCCAGGGTGGTCTTGGTCCCCTTGGACAGGTTCCAGACCACGTCGGTGGACGCCACGAGGAACAGGACGTTGTCCTGGTCCACGAGGATGTCACCCGGCTTGACGTCGATGCCCGGGGTCCACTTGTGGGTGTACCCGTTGCGAAGCTGCTTGATCGTCAGGGCCTTGATCACGGGGCCGTTCTCGTACTTGAGACCGACCCACTTGCCCGCCTTGACGTCGCCCTCCTGCACCAGGTACAGGTAGTCGTTCGCCTCTTCGACGTAGACCTTCTTGAGGACGTGGACACCGTAGGTGTCCCCGTACGAGGTCTTCACGACCTTGTCGCCCACGGAGTAGTACTCGGACGACGAGGTGGCGTTGAGCGTCATGGTTCTCTCCCCTTGACTTGCATGGTCACTGTGAGCCATGCAGACGGAGCAGGGACGCCGGGCCCCTGCACCATCCTCGCGGCTCACCGCGATGTTGAGATCACTTGACGACGGTCTCGCTGAACTTCTTGCCGACGCCCGTCACCATCTCCTTGAGGGAGTCACGCTCCGCCTTGGACAGGTCGGAGATCCAGGTGGCGTACGCGCCGTCCTTCAGCTCACGCACCTCCTCGTCCGAGCAGACGTAGAAGTTGCGACCGGAAGAAGTGGCCGTGACGAACATGCCCTTCTTGGGCACGAACTTCTCGACCTTGGTCTTGTAGGTCTGCTCGAAGTCGATCTTCTGGAGCGCGGTGACCTCGTTGCCGGAGTACGCCTTGAAGACGTTGCCGGAGAGCGAGCCCGCCTGCACCAGGTAGACCGTGGTGGTGACGTTGTCGACCGTGATGATGTGCGTCTGGATCACCTTGACGGCGTAGCCGTAGTTGTCCTTGTACACCTCACCCTTCTCCACGAGCTTGCCGTTCTGGCCGAGCGCGTCCTTCCAGGCCGCAGTCAGCTCGTTGAACGAGTAGTCCGTGTTGAAGCCGAACGCCTTGGCGTCGTAGGAGTCGATGTTGAGCGTGTACTTGCCGGTCTCGTAGCCTCCGAAGAGCTGACCCAGCACGCAGACGTCACACGACTCCAGGGACAGCTCGTCCAGGTCGATCTTGTCCCGCCAGTTGGCGGAGAGCGCCCCGGACGCAGCCTTGCCGTCCAGGAACTTGATCCCGGCAGCAACCTTGGCGGCGTAGTCAGTCATTGTTCTCTCCCCTTGTGTTGTGCATGGTTCCCTATGATCCATGGCACACACCGAGAACTCAGACGATGGATGGGATAAGTAGGGTTGACGTTGCCACGCCCTACCAATCACCGCCCACCGGCTGAGTACCGGTGAGATAGTGGATCACACTCCTACTAGATGCGGTCGATGAGGTACTTCAGGCCGGTCATGAGGGCGATGCTGCCCAGGATGGCCCATTCGACGATCATGAGATCTACCTCTCGTAGATGTTGACCTGGTAGCTGCCACGCACCTTGACCAACTTGGCGTAGTGCGTCTTGCCCTTACCCTTGACGGTGAGGGAGCGAGCAGCGCGCCTGAGCGCGCTCTCAGCCTCCTTCTTGTCGTCGTGAGTGGAGTAGGTAGTGAGGTACTTGGCCACTAGCACTTCTCCAGCATCCGGGCGACAGCTTCCTTCTGAGTGGCGAACCCCTTGTGGACCTTTGCGTCCGTGTTGGGGAGCAGGCACTGATAGGCGTAAGCCTTGCCACCAGCACCCTTGACCTTGGTCACGAACCCGAGGAGCGCACGAGATCCCTTGACGCGGATCTCGAACTTCCTGGGGTTGACACGGACCACCGCAACGGCGCTCCGAGCCAGACCCTTGGTCACCGGCTTGCCCTGCTTGACACCCTTGGCACGTGAAACGTGCACTCGGGACGTCTGAGGAGTCCGGTTGCCACTTCCGAAACCAGGGATGCGTGTTGTGACCATGGGGTCACCAGCACTCATGAAGGTTTCATCGAAAGCGATCATTTCTCTCTCCCTTGCAGTCGGCAGTGATGCCGGGTCAGCGTGCGGCCCGTAGGCCGCAGCGCTCACCGTGGTCACTGATTCCTGTACGCCACCAGGACGGAGGTGACAGGCACCTCATCCCACTCGAACACCTTGTAGGTCTCGACGGACACAGCCCGTCCATCCTCAAGGAGCCGGTCCATGAACACCTGGTCCAGACCGCGTTCATCGGTCATGAGGTCCCGGACGTCATGGATTGTGGCGTCACTCTGTCCACCGATCCTCTGGCCATCGACCAGAGCGATCACTGTGTACCTCATACGATCACCTTCAGCAGCGGGTAAGCGCGGATCTCCCACGTCAGGCCAGGCTCTTCAGCGTCCTGGACGTAGTGGGCATCGTACATGCGGTCCAAGCAGTCGTCCATTACGGCGTCCAGCTCGGTCCAGTCGATGAAGTCGGAGAGTGGCAGGTAGACCTGATCCAGGTCATCCAGCATGGGTTCCTCCGCCTTGACCGCGTTGCCCCGACCGTCGTGGCAGGTGACAGCGTATGCGATCCCAGAGTACATGTCTCTCTCCCTTGCAGTTAAGGGCCTGAGCGCCTAGCTCAGGCTCCCGGACACCAGCACGGCTATCGTAGCCCGCACCGGTCCCCCAAGGGCACGAGGGAGGGCATTGCTGCCCATCTCAGCCCTTGTACAAGGGGGGAAGAGAGTGCGTGTTCTCACCATCACTCTGGCGTGTCTGCGCTGACCTCCGGCAGATTCCCGGTCAGTGGCGCAGATCACCCGTCGTCCAGCCCAGATTAACCAAGCCGGTCCGCGACGGTGTGCGAGAGCACACAGCTAGCTATGTAAGCCTAGACTTTTCCACTGTTGAGTTCTCAAACAACGGCCGCTGCCTTTTTACCGGTGCCTACGTATGTGGACCTAGCCACTGCGCCTGACACTTTCATCCGGGCGGTATCACGTTGCCGAGCGAGCTAGTTTCAGCTCTTCGGCGTGAGTCAGACTCTTTCAGATCGTCGCCGGTCTGTCAAGTCCGCCGTTTCGCTCCCCCCATGTGGGCATGTGTGACCTAAGTGGCACCGTGTTTTAGCCCGCTAGGGGTGACTGGCGCTTCCCGTCGGTCGTGCCCGGGGAGAACGAGACAGACTCTCTCAGACCCGCAAGGGTTCTGTCAAGCGCCCCAGGTGGGGCGCTCAGAGACTGACGCACGCTGTTGAGTTGATCAAGTCGCTTGGGGCTCTAGGCCCCCCGCTTGCCCCGGTTGTGCTGGGGTGTTGCGGTGACAGGGAGAACACTCCTCTTTGCAGCAAGAGATGTCAACAAGTGCAGGTCAGAGGCATGATCACGATGCAGATGATCATGAAGTTTGCGAGTGCGAAGGAGACTGCAAAGCCGGCTTGTCCCGATTTGTCCGTCTCACGATGAGAGATGCCCAGGTCAGGGCATCGACGGAGGATGAAGCAGGACAGTTGCACAGCAAGCAGGGCAAAACGGACAGCTGGTACAACAGTTGCTACAGAAAGTGGGCTAGATGATCCAGTTATGTCCGATTCGTCCACCCCCAGATTCACCGTTTGCAGTGCAAAGCAGGGACAGACCAGGGCAAAACGGACACCTCGTATGATCAGTGGATGGAACGGGCGCGCACGTGATGCACACGCGTGGCGCAGGTACACACGCGTGCGTGTGCGTACAGTCCCATGTCCCACAATGGTGCCCAATGTCCGACTTTGTGCGCACATCTGTGCACATCTGCGCATATATGTGTACATGTGCCTACATATATGTACACAACACACACACCCACCCACACCACCACGAGCCTGGGCGTGTCCACCATGTCATCACATGTCCTACCATGTCCCACGATGTCCGATGTCCGTTTTGCCCTGCCATGTCGTGACATACTACCCCGGGGTTGTTAAACGGAGATGATCATGGGGGAGTG